AACCACCGGCCCCGTCATTGCACGGGGCTTTTTTAGTGGTAATATCAATGTGGGAAAGAGTATTTAAGTGACCTCCAACACACAAGACGCCTTAGCAGCACTAAGGAAATGGAGGCTGGAGCAAGACAACAGTGGCCCATTCCGGGTCTACCGAGACCAGAAAGGAGAGGTATACCACAGTGTTACACACATCCTGAAGGAGACCAGCGATAAGACCGGGCTGGAGCGCTGGGAAGCCCGCCTGGGACCAGTCGAAGCCACCCAACAGCGCAATATTGCAGCCACCCGGGGCAACATGGCCCATTCACAAGCTGAGTATCTGCTTAAAACCTCCCAGCAGCTGGCACGCAACACCGCCAACAAGCGAAACGCTATTCGCTGGGACGATCAAGGACTGGCGCGAATCCCGGTCCCCATCACCCAATGGGCACTCAAACGAGTCCGCCCCAACGTCCCCCGAGTTGGCTGGAGCGCAGCAGGCTACGCCCGAGGTCTCTCCGACTGGATCGCCGAGAACGTCACCGAGGTTTTCGCCTCCGAATTTTCCATTCATCACCCCGCCGGCTTTGCTGGAACGTGCGACGCCCTGGTGGGGCTAGGCAACCGCCGAGGACTCCCCGACGGAACACTTGTACTAGCCGACTGGAAGACATCGGTAGGCCGCAAAACCAAGACCGGAGAGGACGAGCTGGAGCGCCTCCCTCCCGGCCATTCATACATCGACCAATGCGGAGCCTATTCCCTAGGCCTCAAGCACCTCACCGGCCTAAGACCAACTGGAGCAGCCATCGTGCTGGCTCGCCGCTGCGGCAGCCCCAACGTCCACTACATGACCGAGGACGAGCTGGTGCAAGCCGAAGACAACTTCCTGGCTCGCGTAGTTACCTACTTCGAGAACCTCGAAATTCCCATTCAGGCATAAACCACAAAAACGCCATTCATAGCCCGAATTTGCCATTCATACTGTGTAAGAAATTCGCCATTCATAGCGATGGCTGGAGCAATGCTGATTCTCGCTGGCATCCTCATCGGCCTCTACGGTCTGGCGGTCCTCCTAGGCGACAGGGAACCAGACGGCACCGTACGGGAGAGTATCAAAGTGAGACGCAAGAATCTCACCCGGAAGGATTGAGAAGCCCCACCACAAGGGCAGGACTGGGACTCTAGTCGTTGGCCGGTGGTGCGAATTTAAGGCGCCACCAAAGCGGCCTATCCTTGTGCTCTTCCATCCACTCGCTACGCGTTGGAGCTTTATACGGCAAGAGGCACCGGGTCCGAAGCTTGCCGATGTGGTCCTGAGCTTGTAATTCACTGGGGCTGATCATCGCTTGGCACCTTTACGGGAGGGTTGGGCTTTTCCGGCATCGCTGCGGACCTTACGGCTGGAGCCCTTGGCTGCTTTGACGCGAGTCGCTGGAGCTTTTTCGGTGTTGCGCGTTAAAAGTCCCGTAGCTTGTGGAAAAAGCTCAGCCGGGAGATCGGCGCCACGGTTGACGCGCTGACAGTCCCGCCAGTACGGCACAAGCTCCCGCCATAGCTGGAGCGGTCCCTCCTTGCCGTGCATCTGGTGGAGCGTTAGCAAGTCCGCCCAATCGCTCGCCTTAACAGTGGAGCGCTCAATCGCCCATCGCAGGTCCCGTAGCTGGCGCTTTTCCAGCCTGACCTGCTCGCGCTCAGCTTCCCTAGCTTCACGCTGGCGGCCTTTTGTGGTCCATTCGCCGCCAGTCATGCTTCGGGCTCCGCGTAGGCGGACTCAATACGGGAGCCGCAGTGATCACAGAAAAGCTCGGGATCCTCCCAATTGGGCTGGAGCGCCACAAGCTGCCAGCCGTCCGAGCCGGTGGTGGTGCCGATAGCTTCACGCTCGGACTTAGCGCAACGGTGACAAAGGGCAGCACCGTCACTGGTGACGCCAAACAACGGATACCCACCAGGCCAAGCGTAAGGGCTGGCGCTGAGCTGGTCTGCCAGTCTGAGGCTGGCGCTTTGGATTGTCATTGCTCAGTTAGAGCGGTTGAACCCTCACACACTAGCACCACCGCGCAACGTTTGACAGCTGGTCGGTTGTGGTTGTACTGTTTGGCAGTACCCGCTCAACTGAGCAATGCCGCAGCCTCTTTGGATCCATCCCGTCCCGGCACAAGCGGACGACTTTCTACAGCTTCACTACGAGAACCAATACGGCTACCCGGAAGGCGCTCAAACGTCGATCTACCTCCACCCCTGGAGCCGGCACGACAACATAGGTTTGGCCGCTGAAATGGAGATCTACCGGAATCAGGACGACGGCTATCGGGTCCGCTTAATCGCCTACAGCTGGAGCACCTGGCCTATTGGCGCGTCGCCCTTTGCGTTTGAGCGCTTTGACGGCTGCGACGTTAAGACGTGGGACAGCCACGAAACGTTTGGCCGCTTCACGGACGCGGAGGCCTATGCGCTTTTCTGCTGGAGCCGCTGGCGGGCTACCGGGACGGCTGGCTCTGCTGGGATGCGCTTCCGGGACGACATCGACGCGCACCTTAACCCGATCCCCGCTAGCTGGCCTTGACGGCTGGCCGGTTCCGGGCTTACTGTTGCACAAGTCAAACCTAACCCGCTCTAACTGGAGCGCTCGCATCGTGCCTATCGTTACTCCTGGCTCCCGTGCTTGCTGGACCGTTCCGGCTGATCAGACCCTGAGCCTGCTGGACATTAAAGAGCTGGACCGCGTGGCGTCCTACTGCTGGACCGTTCAGACTCGCTACATGAAGGACTCCGGCAATATCCGGGTGTCCTTTGTGGGCAGCACCAAAGGCGCTAAGTCCTACAGCTACCGGCACGGGCTAACCGCTGCGGAGAATCACCTAGCGGCTGCCGTGCAGTGGCTCCAGCAGTTGAGCAGCCTAAACGGTGCACCTTCCTACTCGCTGGTCAGTAAATGCAGCAGCAGTGAACGCGGTTACGTCTTTACGTTTGTCTGACTGGCGCAACTGCTGACCTAGTGGCCCGGCCTAGTTGCCGGGCTTTTGTTTGCGGCGTTCGCTTCGCTCACTTGCAAACGATTGTGGCCGCAAAGGTTAGCATGGGTTCACAACAGTTAGTGACTGGAACCGTGAGCGATTCGGAAGGGCAGGAAGTAAAGAAGGCCCGACCTTACGGGAAACGGAACCCTGACGCGGTGATCGAGGAGCGCAGAAAGCGTCTCTACAAGCGGCAGTTGTCGGGTTTGACTGTTCGTCAGCTGGTGCTAGAGCACTCTGATCGTGAAAGTATCGCTGAAACTACAGCCTGGCGCGACTGGGAAGCGGTCAAACAGTGGAACGAGGCCGACTGGGAGCAAGATCGCCAGTCCGTAGTTTCACGTTTGCAAGGTATGCGCTTCCGGGCGATCGAGCTGGCGCTACGCAAAGGCCAGATCGGCACTGCTCAGCTGCTGATGCGTGACCTCGGCATGGTTGCTGGAGAGGTTGCACCGGAGGCCGCAGCCGCAGCCGCTCCTCAGCTCTCGATCACCATCGACGATCGGCGCAACACGTCTACCCCCAGGTAGCCGTTGCGGCTGGCACGTCTACCCGCTCGCGGTCTGCTCTGTTCTGTAATACAATACGGGAGTTGTACGGGACAACTTCCCAATGCTCCAAACCGCTAACCACAATTGGCTCGCAGCCGCTAAGGCGGAAGCCGACCTGAGCCGTGACGTTGCAGCACTCTCTGACCGTATATGTCGCGGTACAACTCGCGGGGCTGACGACATGTCCGAGCTCTGGCGCCTGGTGCGCTTGGCTCGCAAGATGGGAGCCTGACTTATGTTGCGCCCCATCCGCCTCATCCTTGCCGGTGCTCTGCCGGTTCTTCCTCTGCTTCTCTTCCTGCTCTGACCGCCGCGCCTTTACTCCCCGGGACTGATAACCGTTATCATTCCCGGGGGTAGGGTTCGCAATTGTGAGCGCTGTTGCGAATCCCTGGGAACCTACTGATATATCCGCAATTTATTCTTCTGTACTACAGGGGGCAGGGGTTCAATTCCTGTAATAACCTAGAAAGTACCCCCAAAAATACAAATGACAGCCACGGCTGCTGGAACCCTCAACCTCCGTTACGCCCAAGGCGAAGTATTTAGTAGCCGTAAACGCTTCCGCGTCCTCGTTGCCGGGCGACGATTTGGAAAAAGCTACCTGTCGTGCATCGAATTATTGCGTGGGGCGATCGAGAGGCCGGGGGAAACTTTCTTCTACGCGGCCCCTACATACCGGATGGCGAAGGACATCGCCTGGAAGGTGATGAAAAAGCTGGTCCCGAAGGCGTGGATCAAATCGAAGAACGAGACGGATCTGAAGATCGAGCTGGTGAACGGCTCGACGATTGAACTGAAGGGCACTGAAAACGCCATGGCCCTACGAGGCCGCAGTTTGGCTGGCGTGGTGCTGGACGAAGCCGCATTTATGTCGAGCGAAGTCTGGTTCGAGGTCATCCGCCCAGCTTTGGCCGACAAACAAGGCTGGGCTTTGTTCATTTCCACCCCCGACGGCACGGCCAGCTGGTTTTACGAACTCTGGCAGTACGCCGACAGCGGCGACGAGGACTGGAGCCGGTGGCAATTCACGACGATCGACGGCGATAACGTCCCACCGGAGGAGATCGAAGCTGCTCGCGCCCAACTCGACGCCCGCACCTTCCGCCAAGAATTCGAAGCCTCGTTCGAAAACCTAAGCGGCCTGGTCGCCATCAGCTTCTCGGACGACAACATCGACAAAACCGTCCAAGATTTGCCCGTTTTGCCCCTGCTGATTGGGGTGGACTTCAACATCGACCCCATGAGTGCGATCTGCGCGGTCAAAAAGGGCGACGTGCTCTGGGTCTTCGACGAAATCATCATGACCGGCGGCGCCACCACCTGGGATTTATGCGAAGAAATCCAATCCCGCTACGGCGTGGAGCGACGCATCATCACCTGCCCAGACCCAACGGGTGGCGCCCGCAAAACCAGCGGCGTTGGAGCAACCGACCACAACATTTTGCGTAAGTCCGGCTTCACGGTGTCTAGCCCCCGCAGCCCGTGGAAAATCCGCGACAAGATCACGTGCGTCAACACCGCCCTCCTCGACGCATCTGGAACCCGCCGCCTTTTTATCAATCCCAAGTGCAAAGAACTAATCAAATCCCTCCGCACGTTGACTTACGCCCCTGGAACCGGCCTTCCCAACAAAAACCTTGGTGTTGACCACGCTTTCGACGCCCTCGGCTACCTCTGCCTTCAAACCTTCAACCTTGCTAAGCCGGAATCTCTCGGCAAAACCAACTATCGTGTTTGGTAGTAGGTGTTTAACCGATGCCCGGCCACTACGGTGACAAAAAGAAGCTCACAAAAGGCCAAAAGAAGGTTGAAAAGGTCATGTCCGAGTACAAATCGGGCAAACTAAAGTCCAGCTCGGGCAAAAAGGTAACCAGCCGCAAGCAAGCGACTGCGATTGCCATGTCCGAGGCTGGCATGAAGCGCAAAAAGCGGAGGAAGTGATGGCCAAGCGCGGCTTGTACAGCAACATCCACGCCAAACGCAAGCGCATCGCCGCCGGTTCCGGCGAAAAGATGCGCAAGCCTGGCGCAAAAGGTGCCCCCACCGCTGCCGCCTTCAAAAAAGCAGCTAAAACCACCAAAAAGCGGAAGAAGTAGTTATGGCTGCCGTCGCTATTACTGCTGTGGACCGCTACACAAACGTGGTCGAATACACAGGCGCCACAATGGACGCCGTAAACGAGTGGATCGAGGTGCCTGTCCACTCAAGCAGCTACACATTTGCGGTCACTGTTACTGGCGGCGCCAATTTCAGCTTGGCACTGGAGTGCAGTTTTAACGGCAACGGCAACTGGTTCACAATCGACACCAGCAAAACAATCAACTCCGACGGTGAATACGTCTATTTTTACGATGGCAAACCCGCCGCAAAGATCCGTATGAGAGTTGCCTCCATCAGCTCTGGCACACCCAGCATTGTTCCCCACATCGGAGTTGCTTATCACGGCTAATGGCAATCCAAACGGTCAACGGAGGCTGTGTTCACATCGAAGTGCTGGTTCCAATTGCAGACCCCGACGAAGAAGAGGACGACGACTAAGCGCAAGTAGCAAACTATCCCGTAGACTGGGGCAAATGCGTGTATCGCTTGGAGACTTAAGTCGTGCCCATAACCGAGCGCACCGTTAGCGGCTTAGTCCGAAATCCAGACGGTACATATTCAAATGCAGTAGTCCAAGGACTGGAAATCCCAGCCCACGACTACATCGACTTGAGCTATACCGGCGCCAACCTCACCGGCGTGGTCTACAAGGACGGCGGTTCTGGCGGCACCACAGTAGCAACGCTGACGCTTGCTTACGACGGCAGCAACAACTTGATCTCCGTCACCAAGAGCTGAGCCATGGGCGTCAAGTTCAACCCATTTACTGGGAATCTCGACCTGATCGACACCACCGCAGCAGCGGGTGCCGATACGCAGGTCCAATACAACAATGGCGGTTCGCTCGCCGGTTCCGCCGACCTGACCTGGGACGACAGCGGCAAAGAGCTGGGCGTTGGCGGTGACATCAACCTCGATGACGGCGGCACCTACGAAACCACCGTGCAGGTGGTCACACCTACTGCTAACCGCACGATCAGCTTCCCGGATGCCACTGGCACCGTCGCATTAGTTGCTGGGTCTACTGGGCAAGTTACCTATAACAATGCTGGTGCTCAAGCTGGTGGCAATCTGAGCTATGACGCCACTGCTGGCACTTTTGGCTACGGCACTGGCCGTGGCACCGTCACGCAAGCCACTAACAAAAGCACTGGCGTCACACTCAACGCTCCATGTGGTGCGATCACCATGAATGGTGCAGCACTGAGTGCAGATACTACGGTTAGCTTCACGCTCACTAATACCAGCATTGCAGCTACTGATTTGCTGGTTTTGAATCACGTCTCCGGTGGTACGGCAGGCGCATACGTGCTTAATGCACAAGCCGCTGCTGGTTCTGCCAGCATCAACGTTCGCAACATCACGGCAGGCTCCTTAAGTGAAGCCATCGTCA